CAAGTTTGCCGAGAACCCCAAGAACTTTTGCCCCAGCCCCACCGCCAGCTTTAATCGCTGTGAATGGTGCTGCTACTTTTGACTTGAGACCACCAAAGATTCCACTGAGGAATCCAGTGGTCTTTGAAAGATTAGCCGTTTCCTTGGCAGCAGCTCCAGCAGCGGCTGCAGTGGCTTCCATGCCAGCAGCGCCGCCAGTCAGTGCGGCTGTTGCTGACTTTCCACCGCTTGCAATAAGCCTGAGTTCCGCGAACGCAACTTTAGTTACGAGTCGGAATGCTCCGAAGAATGCAAGAAGCGCTCCGCCGACAGTTGCGACAACTCCACCGAGAACGGCAAAGTTTGCGATTGTCTTGACAAGTTCTGGGTTTGCCTTAGCAAATGCATCAAACTTCTCGGAGACATCTGCGAGTACCATCGATAGGCGCTCGATAGCTGGGGCAAGAGCCTCACCCATCGTTGCCTTAATGTTTGTAATAGAAGCGCTAATCCTACCAAGGTTAGCCTTAGTAGAAGCACCAACAAGCTCCAAGCTGTCTGCAAACAATGCGTTCGCTGCAGCAGCATCGCCAACACCCTTGGTGTTGTCGTTTAGGGCGCTTGTGCCATTCTTCATGGCAATGGTTTCTGCTTCAATAAGCTTTGTGAGTGCTGGGACTTCGGCAGCAGTTGCGATAATTCCGAGGATATTACCACGCTGCCTGTCGTTCATGTTGGCAGTTACTTTCGCAAGTGTGCGAATGTATCCAGCCATACCGATGAACTCGCCCTTCGGGAACACAAGATCCTTAAAGCTCTTGTTTACCCCAAGCTGCGCTTTTACAGCACCGTCAAGTGCTTCTGTTGCGCGGTTTGCTGGGTCGTTGAGCTGCAGGAACATCTGTCGGACTGCGCGTCCAGCCATGGTTCCGCGAATGCCGTTGTCAGCAAGCAGCGCAAGCGCCTTAAGTGTGTCTTCGAACGATACTCCAGCCTGTGCTGCCACAGGACCAAGCATCTTTAGTGATTCAACAAAGTCTGGAAGCTCAGCAGCAGTCTTCTGCGCTGCGTAGTAGAGCATTTCGGTCACATTGGAGGCGTTCTCCATTGGCAAACCGAATTGGTTAAGAACACCGTATACGCCCTTAATGGTTGTTTCCATGTCGGACGAAGTGATTGCAGCAGCCTGCATGATTGGCGTTAGCTCAGACATCATCTTCGCTAGATCGCTAGTGCTATCTACAGCCGCACCTGTGGTTGATGCGAAGAAGTACATACCCTTCGCAATTTCCTCAGACGAGAAATATCCCATTTCTTCTGCGGCACGCTTTGCTGCCCCTGTTAGCTCATTGACCATTTCAGCATTAGCGCCACTGGCTGCTGCAGCTCGGCGGATCTGGTAGTCGATGTTTCCAAATGCCTCTGCGCTCTGCATCGACAGTTGGTTCATCTGATCGCCGTAGTTCTTTAGCTGACCGCCAGCAATCGTAAGGGCATATGCCTGACGACGAGCAGCGTCAATCTGTTGCTGCTGCGCTGCGATCTTGGCTTGCTTATTCTGTTCTTCTGTGAGTTGTTTCTGTGTGACAAGACGAAGCTTTTCAGAGACGCTAAGCTTCTTCTCCTCTTCCGTTGTAAGCTTAAGGGAAGTAAGACCCTTGGCAACCTGAGCATTAATGCTGCCTAGTACGGCAACTCGTTCAGATTCCTTCTTCCTAAGGTCTTCTTCTGACTTCTTAACGGCAGCCTTGAGTGACTTCTCAGCTTCGTCAAGCTTCTTTCGGGTATCCCCGAGCTTCTTAACGGCGGCTTCAGTCTTAGCAACTTCCGCCCGTGCGTCGTACTCCTTTCGGAGATTCGCAACATTCTGCTTAAGTGTAGAAATATATGAGGCTTGATCCTTCAGCTTTTTTCGCTGAAGTTCCGCCTGTACAGAAATGCCCTTCCACGCGTCGTCGACTTTAAATAGTGCCGTGGAGATCTTCGGGATTTCTTTCGCAGCGTTATCGAGGCTGCGCTTCATCTTGTCAGCGCTGGTGTCCGCGATCGTGCGTCGTAGTTTTTCTGCTGGCGTTAGGGCTCGCCCAAAGGCATAACCCAGCTTGTCGCCAAGGTTCCTAATCAATCCGTTGAATGCGTTCTCCGCATTCTTGACTTCCTTGACGAGCGCAGAGCCAACAGCAACCTTGGCAGATGCCCCCTTAGGAGCGCTCTTGCCAAGCATATCACCAATAGCCTTACCAGTCTTCTCGTATTCAGCCTTTAGCCCAGTAGGGGCAAACTGCTTAAAGAGACTCTGCGCCTCTCCAGCAGCTTTCTTTAGACCACTTAGGTCGCCGTCTACTTTTGCTACGAACCTTGCATCAGCCATTGGTCCTCCAGATAAATAAAAAGATGCCCACGCAGGGGTAAACCTACGTGGGCATCTAGTGGCTACTTGGTCAGGCTCTTCATTGATCCCATCCGCTCTCCGTGCATAAACTCGGAGAATGCGTCAACGATAAATGCGGGCTGATCCAGCAGTCCTCCCTGGTATGGTAAGAAAGAATATCCAGTAGGCACGAATGCCATCCGAATCTCTGTCTTACCTCCAGGCTTGGGTACTTCATGAACAACTAGTTGCCGAGTTCGGCATTGGTCATATAGGGCGTAAGCCTCGGCTAGGCGGGGATACTTCTTAAGGACTTGCGCCCTAGGATATCCCTCCGCTGCCCCCTTAGCGAGGTCTAGCGCTTTCCCTGCTCTTCACCTGTAAGGCTTTGAGCGTTGAAGTGCTCGAAGAGAACCTTGTCTACCCAGCCAGCAGCGTCGCTTGGGAGGGAAAGATAGGTCTCAACGCTAGGAGCGTCATCGACTGACCAGCCGACAACGAGGTTGGTAAAGAGCGTCTCAGCCACAGAGGTCAACATGTCGACCATCTCGGCTCCGCTCTTATTGTCCGCAGTGCCGTTAATGGCATCTGCAGGCATTACGCGAAGGATCGCATTGACCTCGCGCTTTGAGAGATTCTGGCGCAGCTCAAGCCAATCGCCAGATTCGTGCTCATATTTCTTCGTCAACGTACGATCGACGGGACGAAGGAACTTAGATGTATTTTCAGTCATGGAAGTCTTAACTCCTCTTTCTTTATACTAACTTAGATTACAGACCAGCAACAGCAGCGCTCTTGCCGTTTACCAGGGTCACCGTAGCGATGTCCGAGGAGTTTGGCTTGAGAACCGTGCACTCAACATCCTGCGTAATGAACTCGCCAGCTGAGATCGGAACACCGACTCGGCGATACTTCACACGTGGGAGGTCAATGGTAAGCTTGTTGTAGACTCCGCCGCCAATGAGCGAGCCGCGAAGCTCGATCGAAACAGCGAACTCAGTCTCGTCCAGAAGGCGCTGATAGTCAGTCGTGTTCTGGAAGTCCATCGCCATGGAAAGGGTCAGCTCACGAGCGCCAGAGGCAACTCGGCTGAAGTTTCGGGTCTGGCGAAGCGTACCGATGTGCTCAACGTTGTTGTTGATTGAGAAGGTAAGATCCTTCACGATCGCGCTCTCGGAACCACCGATCGAGACCTTTGCACCATTGAAGTGGAAAGGCTGAAGCGAGGTTGCTGCGTAGCTAGGCGTGAGCGGATCAAGGTTGCCACTAACAAGTGGCTTGGTCTGGCGGGTTGAGCCATCAAGACCGAACGATGCGGTGACGATTTCACCGAAGGCTGCGCGGAGCTCAAGGGTGTTCACGCGAACACCACCGTACTGGCGGATCAAGCCGTCAGTCGTAAGCCCATCGCTGCCGCCCGTGTATGCCTCAAACGTAAACGTTGGGGACACAGAAGCAGGCGTAAAGACATGCGAGTAGCTGCTTGAAGCACCAGAGGTCGTCACGGACGAAGCCGAGAACGCAGACTTGAGCAGGAGCTCAATGTCTTCTGGCACAAGCGGCATCTCCAGCGTACCCGTCACATTGAACGGAGCAGGCATGGCGAGCGTCATATCCTTTGAGCCACGGATCGTCATTGGGCTCAGGTAGTCGTTTGTGTCGTCGAAGTTGAAGCTGTTGGCAGCGAGGAACTTACCTGCGGTAACGAACGTACCCTCGGTGGTTTCCTTACCGTAGGCGATATACCCTAGAGCGCCAACGCTAATGTTGTTAGCCATGTATTTTCTCCTTAACGGGTAAACGCCTTCATAATCTGAAGGTTGACCCTTGCTGTTTTGACAATCGCATTTCCGCGATCTTGGATATCATAGGTGGTTTCATTCACCTTGATATCATTGACTAGTCCATCAAGCTGTCGCTTGTCTTGGGACCTGAAATATCGGGAGACTATTTCTGCGGACTGGACTAGCTTCCTATCCCCCATTGCCTCGCTAGCGTCTACTTCGAAGTACTCGCGAGCATCAATCATAAGCAAGACGCTTATGTCGACGACACGCTTGTCGTACGAAGTCGTTTCTCCATCTGGTGACTCAGCAATTGGTTCAACCATCGCACAAGGCATAAGGCTTTGCGGGATGATACCAGGGTCACCAAAATAGACAGACTTCACTTCGAGTACATCTGCGAGACCACCGTCAGCGCGAGTCAAGCTCGTCAACTTTTTGATCTCTTCAATAAGACGGTCAATTATTTCTTCCATTAGTCCCCCTTTACTTTACCCTTCCAGGCTCATAGCTCTTGGTGACTACTGGAGAGTTCTTTTCTGTTGCAACAATAATCTTTGCAAGATCGTTCTTAATTGTCTTTTTCCAAGACGAGAAGAATGAATTCGTAAACATTGGTACAAACGGTCGGGCTGGAACAACGTAGGTTTTCTTTTCTAGTTTCTTGCCTCGGTAAACGTTGTTAAACTGCTCAGTATACCCATAGAGGTGACGGGCTTTTGGTCCGTCAAGCCTCCACATGTAACTACCAGCAATCATCGTTTCCCCAATTTTGTAGTTGTTACGGATAGTCAACTGAATACCATCAGACCTAATGTTACCAGATTTTTGCATCCCGCTTCCGCCGCCAAGACCCTTAAGCCTTGATCCAGTAGCGATCTTATTTAATTTACCAGTAAAGTACAGTGGATCTGTAGGATATGCCATTGGCTTACCAGATTCTCGTCTTGCTCGAAGAGTTTTCTTAGCAAGATTCTTCCACTTTTTTCCACTCGTAGGATCTTTCATTTGAATGAATGCAATAGCAATCTTGTCGGAAACGTGTTGACCAAGATGTTGGAATGCACCATTAGACCAGTAGAATAGATTCTTTTCAAAATCTGTTCGTTTCTTCTGTGACCTGCCTACTGCGATTCCTTCTACGGTTGTCCCAAAGAACCTCGTCATCCTTGCGCTAACAAACTTAGGTGTTAGACTAATTCCGAAAGTTGGAGCATTCTTGCCTTGGGTCCAAGCCATTAGACACCGATCCTTCGGCGACGGTAGATGCTGAGCAAGTCAGCAATCTGCTGGCTGCTCATAGGAATAATCTCTGGCGTGCTGTCCTGTGCTCCACCGTAGTCAGGCTTTACCAGCTCGCTGACGAACAGCGCAGTAGCGTGCTTGATAGCTGGTGGTAGCGTAGCATAGCCAGCTGTATACACAATCGTGTACTTAGCGTCTGGCAAGAAGACATCAATTCCGCTGGCAGGACCCAATCGGACCTTGCCAAACTTATCTGTCTCCGTTGTCCGAACCAGCGTGCTGGGGGTAACCGTAGTAGTTACTGGAACTACTGCAATGGTTGTTGATGAAATCGACGTGACTGATGTTAGCGGATACTGAAGCGTAAGGTAGGTTGAGGATCCATCGCCAACAAAGGTCTCTGTGTAGGTAGCCTGCTCAAAGACTCGTTCGCAATAGCTCTCAACCTGTTCGGTCGCAATCTCAATAAGAGAATCCAGCTGATCGCTGGAGTACTGGCGCAGAGCAATGCCCAGGGGCTTATCCTTAAACTCCGTAGCAGTGATATACTTCCGCGCCATTGCGCCTCCTTAAACTGATCGTTTCTTCTTATTTAGGAATGCAGATGGGATCAACTTAACTGCAGCAAGACGTGCCCGAGTGATCAGGCGTAGCCTACGCCGCTTAAAGCGGAGTCGTCCACGTAGAGAAAGGTCTTGTCGTTTGTTCACCGCAAACTTACGGACAAGCGACTTGGTATTAACTTTATTCGTGAATGGTCGAGCCTTCGCCATTGAATGCCCTCCATAGTGCTGTGCGATAGCCGTCCCATGAGAACTGCTTTGCACGGCTTAGACCCTTCTCACGCATCTGCTCTCGCAGAGACGGGCTAAGGAACATCTTCTCAATCTCTGCCGCGATCGACTCTGGGCTGAGATTTGCATATCGACTATGACTCTTATTGACTACCCAGTCGTGTGGCTGAATCAGCGTCCCAGCATCTCCCACAACTTCAGCGCCTGCGCCGTAGTTTGTGTGAGCGACTGGAAGACCGCAAGCCATTGCCTCAACGAGTGGAAGACCGAATCCTTCTACCTGCGAAGGTAAAACAAAGCAGTCAGCCATGTTGTAAAGGTCAACAAGACCAGGATAGTTTTGAGAAGTTAAAGCAACTGAGTCATTGTGTTTCGCATGCTTTCCTGAGAAGAGCACGTTCTCTACAATGTCCAGTTGGTGAGCAAGCTGAGGGAGATCATGTCCACCAAGGTGGTAGTTATCAAACGGCACGGTGTGCGCGTAGAGCACCACTTGCGGGTGCTTGTAAGCTACAATCTTGATTGCCTCGAATAACCGAGGCCACTGCTTACGCTCAACGTTCTGAGCCACATTCATGACAACAAACTTGTCATCCCATCCAACGGACTCCCGAAGGAATCGCCGATGCTCTGGCTCATACTGGTAGAAGTCATCAGATACTCCGTGGTACGCCATTGTTGACTCAAGCCCATTGCGCTTAAGTTCGTCAACTCCGTACTGGGAGCACGTAATAATTTTTAGGTTAGGTGTCTGATGTAGAACCTGAACCCAGTTATAGTTCATCGGAGCACCCTCAATCGGCATATATACCGTAATGGGGAACTTGATCAGATCTCGGCGAAGTAGCCACATACATACAGTGGCTGGATCTGCGATAATGTGCACTGCATCGATCTTGTGCTTTTTCAGCGTGATCGACACGTTCTTCCATCCAAGAGAATCTTTTTGCATCGACTCAATTGGGTAGTAGTGATGACCCTTGCCGAGATCACGCTTCTGCGTGTCTTGACCTCCAATGACCACCAGCTGGTGACCGCTAGACTTCAGATGCTCTACAGCAACTGAGTTGACGATTCCAAAACCAGTTTTTAGAAACGGTGAATCACCGAGCATCAGGATCTTCATGCTACTTCATACCCATTCATTCGCATCCGATTAACCCAGTGGGTGTTCTCGGCTGGAATGTAGGCGACTCCCTCTACCACTTCGACTTCTCCGTCGTAGAATGTTTCGAGGCAATTTACTTTTGCCCAGTTCTCTGGGGCAAGCATCTTTACAAAACCTTCTCGGTCCTGCGTAGCACTCTTATCGAGATCTTCTGTAATGAACTCAATACTGGCTTTCTTAGCCTTTGGCATCATGTGCCTCCTTCTATGAGGTGTAGTAGGGGGATGGATTTCTCCACCCCCCTACACACTAGTTCACGCTAAAAAATTAGATCGTGAAGTTCTTGAGGCGCACAGGGCGACCCTCAAGAGCGAAGCCGAAGTACCCCTTGATGTAGAAGTCTTCAGCATCCTTCGTCTTAGCAAGCATCTCCATCGTGAAGTCCTGGTTCACGATAAGCTTCGCGTCAGCACGTCGGAAGACGAGAATCTCGTTCTCCTCGTAGTGGTCATCCGTAACGATCGGCACGCCGTCGTACGAAAGAACGCGGAAGCCAGCGCCAACCTCAACTCGGTCGAGGAAGCGCTGCTGACCCTGCAGAAGGGCACTGATCTTGCGTCGAACTGCGCGGCTCGTCATGATAACGTCAGCCTCGCCCTTCGTGTCGTCAAGAGCCTTGTCCAACATGGCAAGGGTGAGAGCGGCAGCCGAAGCGTCCGTCGTACCACCCTCGTTGCCTGGGGAAGAAGTAAGAATCTGGTGCTTGATACCGACGATACCAGCGTTGGAATCTTCGGTGCCGTCGCCTACGCAAATCGCCGTGGCGAGTCGCTCAGCAATCACGCTCGAATGAACGCGAATCTCTTCCTGCAGCGCGTTAACAACGCCACCTGATGCCGCGATAAGCGGACCAGTGACTTCGCCACGGGTGTACAGGTACTTGACGGTCTTCGCAACCTTGGCGTAGGACGAATCCGATGCCGAAGGAAGTGAACCACCATCAGTGCTGAAGTTTGCCGTTGGGAGTGCGCTTCGCTTGCGGATCCAGTAGGTCTGGGTCGGCCAGTTGACGCGGGTCACAACGCTAAGAACAGGTGTAGCCTTAGTAACGTAATCGCGAATTACTGGATCCACAACCTCTGGGAGGAGGTATGCACCAGTCGACGCGACGGACGTGCTAAGAGCTCGCTCAATGTCAGCCATTGAAAGTCTCCTTAATTATTATTACTTGTAGATATTACCGAGAGCGTACTTCAACTTATCCTCGTTGCTCATTGAGCCGAGGTCTGGAAGTCCAGTCTCAAACTTTTCGCGGACAACGGCAGCAGGCAACTTGCCAGCAGGAAGCTCTTCGAGCTTCTTGATGTATTCAGCCTGCTTCTCGACTGTCTCGCGGAGGACTGCCGTGCTCTCGTCAACCTTAGAGGTGACAAAGGCGGTAATAGCCTCAGCAAGGTCGCGGCGAACCGAAACCCCGTTAAAGTCCACATTCTCTTCTGCAGCAGCATCTTCAGTCTTAGCGACTGGTGCTTCCTCTGCAGCCTGCGGTGCGTCGGGCTCAAATACCCCGAGCGTCTCGAGTTGCCCCTTAAGCGCATTGAATGCATCGACGAGCTTCTGGGCATCGCGCTTGGCGATACGTGCACGCTCGACTTCACCGTTCTCCTCAGCGGGAGCAGCAGCCTCTACGGGCGCAGCCTCCACGACGGGAGCTACTTCAGCTGCGGGTGCAGCGTCAGCAACGGGTGCTTCAACAACGGGGGCTTCGGTCTGCTCGGTCACCTGAGCGGCAACGGGTTCCACAGACTCATTTGCGGCGACGTTATCAACCACTTCGGTTGCGTCGCTCTTAACGAGCTCTTCTGCCATATTTTCTCCAATCTCCTCGCCCTCGATGGAGCGAGCGAGCACAGTGCCGAACGACGGTACCCACGAGGGGCGCGTCGTGTTACTAATTTCCTTCAACTTAATCTTGAGGAATCGGATAACCTTTTCTCCAGAGGAGGGGTCATCAATCATGCGGTACTGGACACCATCTCCAGCGATCGACATCCCATACTTTTTACCGTGCTTAATTCGGCTATGCAAATACGCCGCTGCAGGGTTATCTGGGTGTAGGCGAACTTTGATGTTCAACCTATAGTCGCTAGAAACAGAGCCATCCACAACTTCTCCAAGTTCGCGGAGGACACCATCTTTCATGTGATGGTCTAGGTAAGGTAGTGGATCACCATCGTTTGTGCGAGATACAATCTGATCCGCGAAGTCCTGAATCGCAGTGGGGTCCATCTCAGTCCCATGAGAATCTCGCTCGGGACCTGATGCCTGTCCATAGAGGAACAGTCCGCCATCCTGCTCTTCGGCACGATCGACTGGGATAGTGATCTTCCAGTTGTTATTTGTCATTATTGGCTCCTCAGAGCGTTGGCTCGATGTGTAGAGCGCAGGGATCTTTGTTACTTCAGAAAGCTTCTTGCCAACTGAAGATTCAGTCTCGACCCAACCTTGACCAGCTGGTAGATAAATCCTTATCGCCAGTGCTGGATCTTCTGGGCTAGCCTGAAGTGCAAAGTTAGAATCTGGCAAACCATAAACGCCATTAGGCATTAGGTGCTCTACGCGACCGCTCGCAACACCAGTAGGTGAATTCCAGCTGACGAAATCGCCCTCTTTTACTTCACCTGCAACTGCGCGCTCTTCGTCGTCATCGTAGTTTTCAGAGCTTTCCTCTGAGACAATACGATTCGCCCAAGACTGACCAGCATCTCCACCCCAGGCATCCCAGGCAACTCGACCTGGTGAGGGATAACCCTCTTCGCCTGCGCTGAAACCTGTCGCCTTCTTGTCCACTTCGTGGCGGGCAAAGAACGACTTCATGCGCTTAATCGTGGCAACGGAAATTTCCGCTCCTCGAGCAAGATCAGCTGCGCGCTTCCGACCAGTGTCGGTGAAGCCCGATCCAGCTTTCCCTTCCTCAATCCACTTAAGTGCGCGCCTTGCGGCTGCACGAACGCCCTCTGGAGGACTGTACGACTCTGCTCGCGTAAGATCAGGCTGGTTGTCCATCTGTACCTCCACGTGGCGCGGTCGGGTTGCTTGTATCGACTGGATTAAGCGGCTCTCCAGGTTGATTGATCGGCTGGTCAGTTACCTGAGGGGCTGGTTGCGCAGGCGCAAGAGCCTCGGCAACTGGCACCAAGCCAGTCGATGTCTGGAAGAACGCAGTGTCTCCACCTTCAGTTGGAGCAACTCCAACTGCTTTGCGAATGTAGTTGAGATCATAGATCCCGTGCGTCATCGCGTCGATATAAAGCTTCATTTGCGTCGCTTCGTCTCGAGTATCGATTTCCTTGTGTTCAAACAGGATGTCGTCGACACCGAACGTATTGATAATAAGGTTCTCGTTGATGACTTCTTCAACAATTGCCTGCAATGGCTGAATGGTCTCAGTGCGATATGTCTTGTCGTTCTCGGAGCTCTGTGAGCGGTTTGCGCTCTCTGAGGTTCCCCCGAGTTTTGTGTATGGCAGGTCGAAGACCGCAAGGATCTCCATGGTCAACTGCCGTCGACCCTCGATGAACTGCATCTCTGCAGGCGAGGAAACGGACTTGCTGACTTCCACATCGCCCTCAAGGAGGAGTGGCTTGTGGGCGTTCGCAGCCGAAGTGTATTCCTTCTTAAGGAACTCTCGGTTGCGCTCGACCTCTTCCTTCGAAGCATTCTTCATGTTGAAGACAATGCCTGTCTGGGCTGAGTTAGCAAAGAATGATTCGTTGTAGGTCTGCGCGAAGAGATCCTGTGCAACCGTTGATCCAAGCGACTCGAGCGGGCTTAGCCCGTAGAAGTCGTTGTCAGGGTCGGCGATCTTGAAGTGCAGGAACTCGTCTGGCTCGTACTGCGTCTCGCGTCCGTTCTTTGGATCACGGGTGATGTAGCTCATCACCTCACGGGTCTCAGTATCGATGACCAGGTTTACCTGCTGTGGCGCAATCCGATAGAATCGGAAAGGAACGCCATCACGCGCTGGGAGTATGTACCAGAATGCATCACCGTAGATCAGAAGATCTTGGTAGGTCTGGCGAAGCAGGGAGACGATCTTTGACCGACGAAACGTCAGGTCGATCTTCTTTGCATTAGCATCATTTAGTTCTGCGGTTGAATCAACTGGAACCAGCTGATAGCCAGTAGCAACGGCAGTGCGCGAAATCTTGTCAACAACAGCACGGACAATAGGGTGCTGCTTGTACATTCGCGTGTAGGTTGAGTGAGATTTAAACGGTGTCTCACGGTTCTGATTCCCCTCGATAAGAGGTGGAGTCTGGGAACGGACTACGGGGATTCGCTCGATGTTAGCCACGGCTTTCCTCCTTGGTCTTCTTGGCAACAAGGATTACATCCTCATTGGGCCATACAACAGTCATGGCGCACTTGCGACATGGACCGCTGACACGACCTTCAATCTCTCGATAGAGATCCTTAAACTTGATACGCAGTACTCCGTCTTCACCTTCGATACCGAAGAGTGAGCCGCAGTGCGCGCACTTCACCGAATTCGGCATCCTGCACCTTCTGTTCTATCAGTTATGAAGACGGGGGGAGCCACGCGCTCGACCGTTACCCTGCATCCTTGCAATGCTCGGTAGCAGCCCGTCACGGGGTAGCTATTGATTGGGGTCAGTAGCACCCCATGACTTGTTACTTATTCTTTGCAGTCTTAGCAGCCTGCTTAAAAGCTTTTGCCGTAGGAGCGCCTTTGCTGCCTACCTTGCGCATCTTCTCTCCAGAACCAGCTGCAATGCGATCCTGCTTAGCATTAATGTTTGCGTACAAACCCTTTTTTGCTGCCATTATTTACCTCACCATGCAAAGTTGATGGCAGGAGCCTTGCGACCCATGCCGTAGATTGCGAGCATCGCCGACCAGAAATAGTCGTCGTGCCCATCAGAGCGGGCTTTGAACTGGTAGTTACCAGCCTCAGTCTTCTTACGTTCGATCGCGTGGATCTCTGCAAGAAGTTCTCGCTTGCGTGGGAATCGAACCTTACCCATCTGCATGTCACCTTTGAACGTGGTTGCCCAGCGCTCTTTGTTAGAGTTCGTAAAGGTCACAGCCTCAACGATCCCGCCATGCTTTTGGACTAGCTGCTCCGCAATAACACCACCAACGCCAGTAGCGTCAATGGTAACTCGGTTAGGCTTAATGTCTGCAATAAGCTTGTTAAAAAATTCAACTTGTTTGCTATAATCATCCTGTGTCTCAAATGTCTTGTGGATTGTAATGTTGCCAGTCTCGTCATCGACAGTTGCAACCGTAACTACGGTCTTGTCGATCTTCTTGGCAATGTCAATTCCTATGACGTAGTTCAGAGCAGGATCGTAATCCTTCTGGTTGAGCTCGTCGTCTACACAGTTAACAATCAAACCCCATGGGTAAAAGTTGACCGACTCATCCGCGAAGGAGCACTCGTACTCCTGTTGGAACGCGTCGAGACCCATGTTATTGTAAATTGACTTAATCGAGTCCGTTCCCCAACGCTTGACGCGCTGGTCGGTATCGAAGTCTGGCGCAAGCGCCGTACTCTCGGCTGGATCGATGGACATAATAGAGCATTCCCACCAGGGCACAATGTGCACTGAGTATTCTGGGTAGCGAGACCGATCGTTCGCCATCTCAAAGAAGAGACCGCTTTGTCCGAGAGGTGTAGATACAACGGTCAGTCGCCCATTGCCTCGCGTGGTCGCAGGGATGGCAGCGTCATAGAGCTTTCGAGCGTCGCGAATAAACGCGAACTCATCGAAGTAGACATCTTTCTCGCCGCCACGGACCGCAGCAGATGCGGGCTGGCTGATCATGTATGACGTATTTGGGTGGTTGTGCAAGCTGAACTCGAACTCTGCCGACGTATAGACGGGAGCCCTGAAGCCAGACTGCTCTGGGATCGAATAGTAGAATTGCTTGGCGTAGCTGATCTTGTCCGACGCTTCCTTCTGATTGATGGAAACGTAGTTAACCTTCTTGCCAGCATTGGTAGAGATGTTGTGGAGACCTTCCCCAGAAATGATGTATGAGAACCCGATCTGCCGCGACTTAGCGACAATGCGGAACTTACTCCGATCGTTCAGGAAGTTCACCTGGTAGGGTTCCAGTTTCGTCGGCTCCCCCTTCGTCTGCGTGAGCAGTTCCAGGTACAGCGCGGGCGACACCTTCAATAGACCCGCCAAATCCTCCTGAGAGAGTTGCGAGACGGGCTTGATCAATTCCACGGGATTCAAAGACATTTTGTATAAACGTCACGGCATTCGGCGTATCTTCGCCCTTCTCATGCTTTTCCATTTGGAATCGCAACGCGAGAAGTTCTTTGATCGTGCTCGAGCGCTGTGTCGCCTCCTTTGTCAGCTGTCCACCCTCAATCTCTTGCGCCAGTTGTGGCAAGAGGGCTTTGAGCTGAAGGGTCAGG